AAACTCCGGTGTACTCGCGAGTGTCCGGGTCATAGTTGCTGGGCACGCGGATGATGCGACCTTTCAAACGATAGGCGCGTGACGGGATGTTGTTGAACTGTTCTGCGTCAACGATAAGCGACACCAACGCAGACATCGGCATGCGCAATTTGACTTCGATTATCTCAGCGATGCTTTCGATAAACGTACTGTTTTGCAATGCACCCGACTCGCTGTTTGACGTGACACGAGTTACGCGCAGCAACCAACCTGTGGTAGCCGGCGGAAGCTCTATACGGTGCGACCGTTCGTACTTGGTGGTTGTCTTTCCAGAGAACGCCCCTTCCAGCTTGGTTACGAACAACCCCCCGTCTGTCTGCAGTTCTATTTTGTACTTGACGTTGGTACCGGTGATGTCACCGTTGGTGGTGTTGGTGTTGCTCATCTGCGGTGTCGATAGCCGCACACGAATGGAATCTAGGTCCAGATTTGTGATCGCACGCGTCCACGGAGTTTCTTGTCGCAACTCCACGCCTACGCCAAGCTCGCTTTCCACCCCATCGAAATTGGGCAACGGGTCTTGCGTCTGCGTTCCAACGCGCGAATCTATTTGCACATTGCGGAAGTTCAATGATGCATCTGCGTTGGCTACAGGTGTCTCATTGAGGAACACGCAAGACAGCGGGTTAGCTTGGTCGGAGAAGCCATAGATCTCACCTTCGCTAACCAGGTCAACGATGCGCGCATACGCGATGGAACGTAGCGAGTCGGGAGACTCGATAGGCTGGCGCGCACTGCCACCGCCGCCACCGCCAGCGCCGCGCAGCGCCGTGGTGATGCCAAGTGCCAGTGAAGTCTTGTCGCTCATAAGTCCCATGTGTGCAGCCCCTTATTCCGTTGCCCATTCTGCGTGCCACGGCGGTGCGCCGCCACCACCACTGCCGCCACTGCCGTCAGGTGTGCCAGGACGCGGAATGTACGCCTGGTCAACTGCGCTGATGCCTGCCGATAGAACCGCACTGCCGGCAATGACTTCGCCGTACAGGACTGGCACGGGGTTGCCTTGTGCTTGTGTATTGATTGGGCCATTGAACGCGTATGAAGGCTGGTTCTCCGGTCGATCCTTGGCGGACATTCCCTTTGGCGCAGGCGCGAGCATTTGCACCACGCCACCGATAATCATGGCTGCACCCATTTTGTAGAAGAACGGTGCAGCTGCGGCGAACGGTGTGAACGTCAGCACGAACCCAACAGCGACCAACACCACGCCGACGATGACGCTAAACCAGCCGCCACTCTTGCTGCCCAACAGAATCGGCGCTATGCGGATGTCGTCGTTACCACACGGCTCTTGCAGGTTTTCCACTTCCAAGTTGCGCTTGCCATAAAACACAGCGAAGCCATAGCCCTTATCCGTCGATTCGGTAAGGTAGCGTTCCAAGCCGGGGAATTGACTGCACAACGCACGCACCGCTTCAGCGGCAGACTTCACGGCCATGTAGTGGACACGACCGAACAGCCGGCCCGCTTCGCCGTACAGCTTGATGGTGGTCAACTCACCACTGTTGACATTGAGCAAAACGCATTGGTCTTTCATTGCGGCATGTCCCGATGGCGGATGATGATGCGAGTGCATTCCTGATACCAGCCGCCGTAGACTTCGCGCGACGACAGCCGGCCGTACATGTGATGGATCATGTGATCGGGTTCGCCAAGGAACACCGCACCATGATTGACCTTGGGGGCACGAATTTGCATGAGAATTACATCATGCTTTTTGATCGCACCCTTGATTGGTTCAAACCCAGCTTCCCTGAAATGTTCCATGTACAAGTCTTCACCTTTGTTCCACCAATGGTCGGTGCGATCAAAGTCAGGCAAGACGATGTTGAGTTCGCGGCTGTAGTAATCCCGAATAAGGGTGTAACAGTCCAAGATACCGTGACAGAACTGACGGCCCACTAGAGGTGCGTCGTAGCCTTCGGGCTGATACTCAGCGATTTCGCTGCACTCGCCCTGCACATTGACGCTCACGATGAACCAGGGCATGTTGCCACGGGCCATCATCACGCGGTCAGCTTCGCTTGGCCGGTTGTTGGTATCAGGGTGCGAATGCACCAATGCCATGATTTCGCCCATGTCTTCAGCTGTCGCATAATCCAGCGGATGCACGGCGAAATTTTCATTGTGCGATTCGGCGATGTTGCGGCAAGGCAAGTAGCGTTGCTTGCCCTTGACCACGGCTATGAGGCCACACGCTTCACGCGGGTATTCGGATGCGGCATGTTCGCGGATGCAAGCTGCCGTGTAGCTTCCAATAATCATGTGCGCACCAATCCTGCGGCCGGGTAGCCGCCAAAGTTTAGAACATCGTCAGGCCACTCGCGCAACTCGCATGACTTGAGTCGCTTGCCACATTTATCCTGCGCTGGGTCGATTGTTGGTTCATCCAACGCGTTCGCTACTGGGGGACCAACATAGTTACACAGAGGTCCGCGATAATCGAAAGTGCATTGACCCGCAATAACTTGCCGACGTGGCAAGTTGACGCCATTGAAATTGAGCGCAGAGGATAATTCAAACTCCACGGCTTCAGCTGTTTCCATCGACTTGCGCTCGATGAACCACAACTCCACAGGCAATTCGCGTGTGGGATCGGCAGTGGGATTTCCATCCGGGAAATTCACTGCGTCCAGATATTTTGCAAAAGTTCGATGCCGCGTTAGCGTTGCGCCAACCAAATCATCGAACAGTTGGCACAAGATGGTAATGGAGCGATCCAAATTGCCCACTCGAAAGATGGGACGCGGCTGCTGTTCAGTAGTGCGATCAAAACCTTCGCCTTGGCACGGCCACGCGTCGTACTCCACGCCTTGCCACCACACGCTGCCATCCTGTTGACCTTGGAAACGCTGTATTCCCCCACCGATTCCGGTGGCGTCCAACTCCCAGAATTCCAGGACTGCGCCAGGCGTCAATTGTTGAACATCAGATTCGATGCTCATGGCGCATACGCCTGTTCAAATTCCATGGTGAGTTCTGTCCATGCACCGCCGCCAGGTGACAGAGAGTATCGCTTGCACGCGTACCACCCCATCTGACCTGACGGTGGTTTCCACTCAAACGGTTGGCCCTTGCGCTCGCGTATGAAGTCCAGAACAGGCTGCACGTCCTTTTCGTACCCTGACCGCTTTGCCGACCACTTTTGTGTTTCGTTATTCAATCCGTTGGGGATGTCCTGCGAATATCCGTCACCAAATTTCGATGAGAACATTGCGAACTCACCGCTGCCGCTTGTGCCGACTTCAACTTTCCAAGTAAAAACGGCCATTAGTTGCCACCCCTCGCTTTCCAGATTTGACCGCCAGGCATGAGTGCCCTGGTCACAACACGTTCTGCGCCAGCAGTCACCATTTCAGCAAGCTCACGGTATATTGCTGCCTGCCCACCTGTGCTACTACCTTCGCGATTGCTGGACCCATCGCTGTTGACAGTCAGGTTGGTAGTCACGTACACGTCACCCTGCATGCCGCCACCGATGGCCTGGACGCCGAGCTTACCATCACTGCCGCGACCCAGCGGGAAGATACCTTCCCAGCCTGCTTCACCCATTACGTTGCCGCCCTTGGCGAAATAGGTGGGCTGGGTAACGACAGTGCCGCTGTACTTGCTCAGGCCAGGCAATTGGTGCGCGTTGCCTTTTGCATTCGGAGTGGGATTGAATGCGCCGAAGTCACCAGTCGCCATCGCCGTATCGCTAGCAGCATTTGCACCGTTGCCCATCCACATGCCGGCAAACATTTGTACGAACTGCAGTACCGCTTGCTTCATTAGGAACTTGGTAATTTCCGTAAGGATGTCGGCCAGCAGGGTCTTCCACTGCATCTTGCCGGTGATAGCGAACTCAGTGAGTGCATCGACTGTTTTGTCCAGGGAACCAGTGACAATCTTGTTGGTTTGTTCGGCCACATTGGATGCGCCGGCCATCCAATCTTGAATACCGCTGTTGAATCCATTCAACCAGTCGCCTTGCGCCGCGTCCATGCGGTCAAAGCCATCCTTTATGATGCGCACTTGCTCATCGGAATACGCTTGCAGTTCTGCCAACTTTTCGTTGTACGCGTCAACGTCTTTGTTATCAGCGAACTCTTTGTTGAGTTGCCGTTGCTTCTCCGCTGAGTCGGCCAACACCGCCGCCAACTTTTCTTGTTGGTCAGCTTCACGCGCGCCCATGATAACGCGAGCCAACGATGCGTCAGCGCTACGCTTTGCAGCTTCGTTGGCTGTTGCAAGCGATTCCTTGTAACCATCGATAGCACGCTTGCGCTTGTCGGCCACGTCCTTTTCTTGGATGCCCAGGATGATTAGCTGCGTAGCGCCATCGGCACGTACCTTCGCCAACTTGGCTTCCAGTTCGCCAAGCTGCTTGCTGACATTGATCGAATCTTTGCCGGCTACATCGCGCTGTTGCAAATACGCGATTTGCTTGGTTAGCGATTCTTCCTGTACAGCTTGGTCGCGGGTGACCAGCTCACGCTGCTTGCTGTAATAATCCGACTGCGCCATCAGTCGCGCGCTGTACTCAGCGTTCAACACCTTCGTGGTGTTGCTTATTTCCGCGCGCTGTACTGTTTCTTGATCCTTGATTGCCTGCAATTCTGCGGATGCGCCCGCATTCGCCAGCGAACGTGCAGCACCTGCACCACCTTTGTTCTTTTTCGCAACGGCAGCTTCAGCGGCAGCGGTTTGATCCGCAATC